ACCTGGTACTTCAAAAAAGTGGGAACATTGGGATCGGGAGCATTTCCTTCCTTCTCAGGAGTGCCAACAGCAAATATGTCGATAAATGGCTTATTACATTCCTTGATATCATTTTCCGGAACATTGTAATTGAATTTCTCCTTAATTATCTTACGGTAAAGTTCTTTATCGAATTTCGGATATATTTCACGACGCAGATTCATTAACACATCATCTCCATACAACATTTTAGTAACAGGAGTCTGCATAACTTGACTGGTGGGAGGAGCATTGCGGACGATCGGTACATTCGGATACATTTTCTTCAATGTAAATGTCTGCGCCACATCATTGATTATAGTGTTAATAAAAGATGTGTCCCAAGTCCCTGACACCATTGCTTGTACCAACATATAAAAGAAATTTCCAGCCGGATCAGAGATCGTTTTCAAAGTGACAGTCTCCACAGAACGCATGAAGAAGTACTTGAACACGCGCACGTTGGCTCTCCTCAATTGACTTTCGGCGTCATCTCCAGCAGGAACCGAGAGATTAAAGTACTTCCCAAATGAGCGCTTGACTGCACTAATTATAAATCCCAACGTGTAAATATCGTATTTCTCAACGTCGAGTTCGATCGTTATCCAAATTCTTATTATTTCTTCAATCAATTTCTCGACGTCGTCACGCGTTTTCATAGATGACAATGTTATTTCAGGAATCTGATACGATTCAGACACAAATTTCATTGCAGACAACCCACAAAAAGTCATTCCGACTTTATTCGGAACATTGTTGTAGGTTGTGCCAATCCCACCCATCTTGGAAAATGGCATCAACAACATTTGGTCGATCGCACAATTTATCGCATTGCCAATAAAGAAGAATCGCTCACCATTCTTGATCACCCACTTTTTTAACACTTCACTCCATTTCGGAGCACGAACCTCCAATTTTACGGAAATTTGCATCACAGCAGATATCGTGGACCTGAGGACGGTCATTGCAGCATCGTACTCGAGGTGACTAATGATTTCGGCAATGTTGAGTATATATGCAACAACTTTCCCCAACAATACGTCCTTCTTCACACCGGGTGGCATATCATAAAATAGCCCAGGACCGGTGGAGGGAAACTCACGAACCATATGATTTGGC